ATGAGTACAACAAGAGGGGGCGAAACGGTTTCCGCCCAAATTGGAACAATCGGCCCCATTGAAGGGCTAAGTACGGGTAACTTCAAAATGGAAGATACGCCGTTTAACATTAAGAACGACGGAGAAACCGCCGTCGTTCTTGAAGTAAACCTTTGGGGCATGGAGCCGGGCAAGTTCGTAGCTACGCGCTTCGAAATAGGTTGGAACCCCGAAATAGTCCGCGAGATTAAGCAAACGAGTATTAACGCTACCCTTGTTTGGGGGTACTAAATCTTATACGGCTATGGGTTTATTGATTGGAGTAGGAAACACGAAGCCGACGTTTCCCTACGATTACTACTACGGTATAGAATGGGATTCTAACGTAGCTTCTTCGGCTTGTACCCGAATTGGTCGCCCGGAACTTCACGTTTCGCTGCCTATTCAAAGTAAAATGCGCCGTTGTGTCTTGCGCGACAACGGAACGGTAGCTTATTACCTTCACGCGAACGACAGCACCAAGCGCGATACGGGAGCCGCCGCCAAACTTGACGGCACCGACGGGCAAGTAATGGTAGAAATACCAGCCCACTACCGCAAATTTGAAGTAGACGGTACTAAATTCCGGTGCCTTCTTTCCGAACACGCGCTACCGGGGTTCCATTTGGTGCAGCTTGCCTATCGTTCGGCTTACGAAGCGGCCGTAGACCGCACCGTATCGGCTACGCCGAAACTTGCAAGCGTCGTAAATACTTCTACGGCTTTCCGTGGCGGTAACAATACGGCCGGTTGGGACGGAACATATAGAAGCCTTTTAGGTATGCCGGCTACATCTATCAGCCTTACCAACTTTCGGAAGTATGCCCGGAACCGGGGGAATGCCGGCAAGAACGGGGCCGGTTGGAATTGCGACGTTTACGAAGTACAAAAAACTTGCTGGTGGCTTTACGCCGTCGAATACGCTAACTTTAATTGCCAACTTGCCTATAACGCGGAACCTACAAGCGAAGGATATAAGCAGGGCGGATTAAGCCAAGGCGTTACCAATATGAGCGATTGGGACGGCTATAACAGTTATAACCCTATGGTTCCTTGCGGGGTTACCAACCCGTTGGGAAATAAGACAGGCGTAGTAAACTACACATACAAGAAAAGCGACGGAACCGACGGCCAAACCCTTAGCGTACCCAGCTACCGAGGTTTGGAAAATCCTTTCGGGCACGTATGGAGTTGGACGGACGGATGCAAGTGCAATATTCAAAGTGCGGACGCGGGCGGCGTTAGTGAGTTTTTCGTATGTACCGACCCGGCCAAGTTTCAAAGTAACGACTATACCGATTACGAGAAGCGCGGCGAGCTACCCCGCAATGAAGGTTACGTTAAAATTATGATGATTGGCGAGTACGGCGAAAATATGCCGACAGCAGTAGGCGCAAGTTCTACTACTTACTTCGCCGATTACTTCTATACGAACGTAGTAAGCAATACCGGACAAAGGGGCGTGCTTTTCGGCGGTGCTGCGAATAGCGGCGCGCATGCCGGCTTTTCGTACGCGTATACGAATAACGCGGCTTCGTATGCGAATGCGCATGTCAGCTCCCGGCTTTGCTTTTTACCCGCTTGAAACGACACGTAACGGAACGCATTTAACAAAGAAGTTTAACTACGGCGGGCTTTCGAAGTAGCTCAAATTAGGACGAATGCCCGCCGTTCAATTTTTCGCAAAAATGGAAAACAACAGGCAGGACGACGGAAGTTTAGCTTTCTTGCAGATTGAGCCGGACGCGAATAACAAGCACTTCAATTGTTCGGAAATAACCCAGCAGAAGTTAATTAACCTTTCTTTTTGGGTTATTGACTTCTTGGACGACGTTAAAACGAAGTTCGGAACCGGTCGCTTCTTGGTTAAGATTAAGTTCAATAAAGAAGACCCGGATAAAGACGCGCGGAAGTTCTTTACCAATTCGCAAGAAATTAAATATATCCTTGGGAAGATTAAGGAGCGTAACGCCTTCCCGCGTAAAGTAACTATGCGGGCTTCGGGAACAAGGTATTATTTCGAGTGAAAATAAAGGCGGTTTACCCTTGGGGCGTGCTTTTCGGCGGTAATGCGAATAACAGCGCGAATGCCGGCTTTTCGTACGCGAATACGAATAACACGGCTTCGAATACGAATGCGAATGTCAGCTCCCAGCTATGCAGATTTTAACGGGGTAAAAACCTTGCCACTTGGCAAAAAACAACAACTATTTAAGGGGTATTAGTAGGACTTCCCGAACATTCCCTAAGGAATCAGCAAATAAGTAGTGCGATGAAGCGAATAGGTAACTTGTACGAGAAGGTTTGTTCTATCGAGAACTTGCAGCTTGCGGACGAAAAGGCCCGTAAGGGTAAGTTACGCACGTACGGAGTTATCGAACACGATAAAAAACGGGAAGTGAACCTATTGAAGTTGCGCGAAACCTTGCTAAACGGTACTTTCCATACATCGAAGTACGACGTATTCACTATTTACGAACCCAAAGAACGGGAAATATACCGCTTGCCTTACTTTCCCGACCGTATTTTGCACCACGCTATAATGAACGTCTTAGAGCCTATTTGGGTTTCGACCTTCACGGCGGACACTTATAGCTGCATTAAGAACCGGGGGATTCATGCGGCCGCGAAGAAGGTAAAACAGGCCCTACGGGAAGACCCGGAAGGTACTACGTTTTGTTTGAAATTGGATATTCGCAAGTTCTACCCTTCGATTAACCACGACGTGCTAAAATCCATTCTGCGCCGCAAGTTGAAGGATAAAAGGCTACTTCGCCTACTTGACGAAATTATAGATTCGGCGGACGGCGTACCTATCGGAAACTACCTAAGCCAATATTTCGCTAACCTCTATTTAACCTACTTCGACCATTGGATAAAGGAACAGAAGCGGGTAAAGCACTACTTCCGCTACGCGGACGATATTGTAATACTTGCTTCGGATAAATCCTACCTTCATTCCTTAATGGGCGAAATTAGGGCGTATTTGGGGGATTTGAAATTAGAGGTTAAAGGGAATTGGCAAGTTTTCCCCGTAGCGGCTCGCGGTATCGACTTCGTAGGATATGTATTTTTCCACACGCATACCCGAATGCGAAAGGGCATTAAAAAGACTTTTTGCCGGCGGTTGGCGAAGCTGAACAAACGGAAAAGGCCATTATCCGAAAAGGACTTTAAGCAGGCTATTTGCCCTTGGTGGGGTTGGGCGAAGTCTTGCGATAGCAAACACTTGATTAAGAAACTTTCTAAAACATCGAAGTATGAAATCAAATTCAAACGATAGACCGCCCATTTTGCAGGACTTGGGCAACGGCAGTTGGCATTACAACTACAATATTACCGAAGTGGAAGTAACGCCGGAACCTATGGCCGAAGCAGAAGGCGACCAGGTACCGGCCGCAAGGAAGGCGTACGATTACGACACGGTGGAAGTATGGGGCCGGCCGGATTACGACAAATGCGTAAAGGCCGTTTTGCGTTCCCGCCGGGACGAAACCGAAGAATTTAGCCTTATCAATAAGTACAACGCTTTCGTACTTGGGCTATCGACGGACAAAGCGGACAAAACCGAATACGAAAATTACCTTAAAGAAGTGCTTGCGGTTAAAGCAATGGTTCGGGCCGACCTTGCCGCCGCCGGTATCGACGTAGGGGCAGCGGGAATTTAAGCTATGGAAAATATCTTACAGACCTTCGGGCCGCAACTTATTATTATAGCTTGCGTTTACGCGCTTGTTTTGTTCGTGGTCTTCCTTGACCTTTGGGCCGGGATTCGAAAGGCCAAACAACGGGGGGAATATCGGTCTTCGTACGGATTGCGTAAGACAGTAGACAAAATAAGCCGGTATTTCAATATGATACTCGTAATTACATCTATCGACGTGGTGCAAATGTTGGCTATTACGCAGCTAAATCCGCAGACGAACCACACTTTACCGGTATTGCCGTTTTTTACGTTTATCGGGGCTATGTTCGTGGGATTTATCGAATTAAAGAGTATCTACGAGAATAGCGAAGCCAAGGAGCGGGCCAAAATCGGGGATGCGGCTAAAATCCTTTCGCAAATCATCCAGCATAAGGACGAACAGGAGATTATAGCCGGGGTTATCGAGTATCTAAAAAAGGAAAAAGAGAAAGGGGGCGACAATGAAACTAACGCTTAAACGGCGATACTTCGCCGAAACCTATACTATCGGTACGCTGTTTATTGACGGGGTGCGTTTTTGCGATACCTTGGAAGACAAGAACCGGGACGACAACCGAAACGGCAAATTTGACAATGGGGAACAGAAGGTAAAGAACGAAACGGCTATACCGTTCGGAACCTACGAAATAACCGTAAACCGTTCGCCGCGCTTCGGGCGCGACCTTCCTCGCCTTTTGAACGTACCGCATTTCGACGGCATTCTAATTCATCGTGGCAATACCGGTAAGGACACTTCCGGCTGTATTTTGGTCGGAGAAAACAAGGTAAAGGGGCGGGTTATCAATTCCACGCCTTACGAACTTGAACTTACAAAGCGGTGTAAGGCCGCAATAGCCCGGAAAGAAAAAATCACTATCGAAATCGTATGAAAACAAGAACCTTTATAGCTATTCTTTGGGGGATTGCGGCCGTTTCTTTTATCGGGTGTTCCACGCCGCGAAAGTTGGCCGGCAGCACGAAGGAAACGGCTAAGACCGAAGAAAAGCGGAACGAAACGACGGCGGCCGAATTTCGCCGGACGGTAGACAATACGAAAACCGAAGGCGTAGAAGTAACCTATACGAAAATCGAGTTTTTCCCGCCGAAACCCGATACCCGGCAGGCAAAGCCGGACACTATGCAGGCGGGCGGCCCGTCTAATCCGGTTGCAGACACGCCCAAGAACCGGCCGAAGGAACCGAAAGAGAAGCAGCCGCCCGATACCGGAAGGCAGGGAGCTATTAAGAGTATCGAAACCTTCACGGTAAAACAGAAGGCCGAAGCTACCGGGGTAACGCAGGAAGAACAGAAGACGGAAACGACCAAAACGGAAGAAGTGAACACGGACACCGATAAGGAAACCGATATTACCGAGAAGCCGGCGGCCGACCCGTACAGGTGGCGTTACATTTTCGGGATTTTGGTACTATTGGCGGTTGCCTTTTTCTTTCTTCGGAAGACGAAGGTATTTACGGCTGTAGCCGCCTTCTTCCGCAAATTGTTTTAGCGGAGATAAAAGGAAAGCACCCAAAAGGGCCTTAAAAATGGGTTCCTTTTTGGGTGCCTTGCGTGTAAAACCTTAATAGTTAAGGTTGTCTGCGGAGAGAGAGGTTCTCATAACGGGTTGTTTTAGGTTGGAACATACTGTGAACACCCGGCGGCCGGGTGTGACTTTCCGAAAATCTCGCGAACATTCAGTTCCGAAAAACTTTTTTTCTCTGCTTTTCAGCGGCGAAAAGCAGCAAAAAACCTCTCGAAGTCCTTTTGCAGCTTTCGGAAAAACTCTTTTTTCTCTGCTTTTCGGTAGCGAAAAGCAGCAAAAGCCACCTGACCGATTCCGATGTCGACGTCCGGACGCCTGAAAGCGGCGTCGGGCGACTGCGCGGGTTTGCAAGCAAACCGTCCCCGCCGCTCTCGCTTTCAGCCCTCCGGCCGCTCTTTCGCCATCGGAACCAAGTCGGGACCCGCCATGCGGGAAAAAAGACGCCGGAGTGCATCGCTATTTGTTTTATGCTGCCGCCGCTGGCGGCACCACCAGTCCGCACTCTCGTTTGACGCGGAAAAAGAGGGTGCGGGCTGCGGCGTGTCCGCCACGGGGTGGCGCATAGGCTTGATCTTGCGCGCCCCGTGCAGCGCCGCGGATCGCACGCTCCCGCGGAAAACGACGTGCGGAGGCTTTTGGTACTTTTGGCCCCAAAAGTACACGAGAAAACTTTTTCTTTTTCTCTGCTTTTCGGTGGCGAAAAGCAGCAAAAAACCTCTCGAAGTCCTTTTGCAGCTTCCGGAAAAACTCTTTTTTCTCTGCTTTTCGGTAGCGAAAAGCAGCAAAAGCCACCCGACCGATTCCGATGCCGGCGTCCGAAAGGCTGAAAGCGGCGTCGGACGACTGCGCGGGTTTGCAAGCAAACCGTCCCCGCCGCTCTCGCTTTCAGCCCTCCGTCCGCTCTTTCGCTATCGGAACCAAGTCGGGGATCGCCTTGCGGGGTAAAAAATAAAGCACACGTTACCGAAACGTATTTGTCTTTATTTATATCCTTTGCCGCCCGTGGCGACACCACCAATCCGCACTCCCGCGGAAAACGACGTGCGGAGGATTTTGGTACTTTTGACCCCAAAAGTACAAGGGAAAAGTACAT